GTTAGGCTTATACGAGGCGGCAACGCCACTGATGGCGGTGGTGGGGGTATAGCCAATAAGCTGGGGGCTCTCCCAGCTAGCCCCGTAGTCGGTGCTCTTCAGCTGGTAGACCTTGCGGTCGCTCTTGATCCAGAAGATAGAGGCCTCAGCCCCCAGAGAGCAGCCAGCGACGGTAACCACGTCATACTGGCTGGTGTAGACCCACTGGCTGAAATCGGACTGGGGGGTGGGGTCAGCCACCCTCTGCCGATAAAGCTTTCTGGAGTCAGCGGTGGGTGTTACCCTCACCCTGATCAGGGAGCCGTCCCCGGGCATTACGGCGGCGTGAAAGTAATCATCCTCGTCCCCGGTATAGAGCCTCTCCCAGCGCAGGTTAACCACCCCGCAGTGCTTATTTGATGCCTCCACCCTGACATAGGGGGTGGAGGTTGCCTGCTGCTGGGCGGCAAGCAATGTTGAACTAAGCTGCCTCATTTACCCTTTAACCTCTGGATGGCTCTTTCGCCAAAGTATTCCACGATAACCGCCGAGACCAGCCCGGCTAATAGTGCCGGCACCTCCACCTCGGTCAAGATGCAGATGCCGTATAGGGTAAAACCACAGACGACGATAAAGGGTCTGATAAGGCTCTTGATAAACTGTGCTAAATCCTGCATTTCTCTAACCTCTTATATTAGCGCTGCCAGGGTATCGGGCAGTGGCTTATCCGCCCTGCGGTAGTGTTCTGCCAGGTGCCTGACTGCGCCGAGTATCTCCTCGGGGCTGGCGTCAACCCTCCGCCCCCGGTAACCACCCCGCGATAGGGCTGCCACCACCGCCGGCATCCGCTCCCAGTCAACCGTCTTTTCAATATCAAGCTTCCCCTTCAAGGCTCGGAGGATGTTCTTCTTATGGTGGGGCAGCTTCCAGGTACCAGGGTTATCGGGGTCGCCGACGATGGCAAATGCCTCCCTGGGCAAGCCATCTTTGGTCTTGGGTAGTGCTTCTCTCACTGCCATAGTAGCCTCCTTCACATCTTGTAGAGCTGGTGAATTCTGACCTGATTCTTCCTCCCCAGCCTCCTCAGCTCACTTCTAAACTGCTTTAGTCTCTGATTACCCCAGTTAAGGAACTCCTCCGGGGTGGTGGTGCCGCCGAGGCTAACCTTATTGATGGCGTAGCTCGCCCACGCCACAGCGGCATAGCCCTCAGCACCAATGGCAACTAAGTCCTCATGCTTGGTGGGGATGGTAGCCCACTCGGTATCAAGGGTATGTAGCACACCGTAATAGACAACGCAGTTAGAGCCATCGGGGACTTCATCGCCGAAAAGGGTCAGGGCATGCCCCCAGAGGGCAAACCTCTGGTAGACGGGCGGGAACTGGTCCACCGGATACTCCACCGCCTCCACCATAACCCTATCGGTAAGGGATGATATATCAATCACCCTAGAGTCGGGGGTGGTGGGCAGGGTGGCTTTTGCCGGCAGAGGCAGCGCTTCCGAGAACTCCTTTACCGCGTGGGCGATGTGCCTGTCCAGCTCTTCATCGCTCCAGCGATAATTCGTCGGGTCCTCATCCTTCAGGTCGCGCCTGAGGATACTTCTCATCGTGCTTAGGTCCATAATTTCATACCTCCCCCCTTGGTTGGTGTTTCTATCCTGGCGGTAAGGCAGTCGCTGCCCTGACCAAGCTCAGATGAAATTTTTTCGACGGGTGGGGTGGATGCCACATAATCAACCTCAACATAGACCTGGGTGACTGAAGACCCCACAGGTGAGGAGGAGGAGCATTTTCGCAGTGCAATTCCAATCTGTAGTTTATCTATCTCATCCCAGCTCCAGGCAATGCCAGTAGCCGGATTGGTGCTCCATTGATGGGAAAAGTTTATCCAGCTACCAGCGGTCAGGGTTTCCTCGTCGCCCTCGCTAACTGTATCGGGAGCACCATCCCCAGTCCCGGACTTAATTGCGATTTTGAGGCTGGTCTGCGAAACCGAAGCCCCAGCCGCCGCTTGCGCCCTGGCATAAACAGTGATGTGGTTTATAGTATCATTGCCCTGGCTATGGTCTGGGATATTATGCAAGTCCCTTAACCAGGCAGGGGCGTAACGGGCAACATAGGTGGCACCATCATCAGGTATTTCCTCGTCCACATCCTCCCAATTCTCTTCCCCAGTGCCAGGAACAGGGGCTAGGTTGGTTTCATCCCCGGCAGCGTTTGGTCTTAATATCTCAGTAGCCATCGTCTCTCCTGCTAACTCAAGGTAATTGACACTTCCAAAGTCCAGGTGCCGGAAGTCTTCGTGCCCAGAGCGTCAACCTTCCGGTTAAGGCACTTGCCACTGGAAGACTGCTTTACCACCCACTCATTCCAGGCAAAATTAGCCTCAGCATTCCCAAAGCTAGCCCTAAAGGTTGCCTTCTGCGAGGTAGAGGTGGGGTAGCCGGTCTCCATCCCTTTATAGGTCTTGTTGGTCGCTGCCTGCAGGTCGGTCTGGGTGGCATCAGTAGTGGTATCATCATCGCCTACGCCAATCTGGGCATTAGAGTTGTCAAAGTGAGCTGACGAATCGCCGGTAATCAAGTCCCACATCTCATCAATGCCGGTGTTAAGCAGGCAGTTGCCCTCGCCCTCAATCACCTCATAAGGTCTGGTATCTTCCAAAAAGGTCAACCTTTCCTCCGGCGACCTGCACGAATTTATATCGCCCTCTCTTTTCTCAAGCCTATAGCGACATTTCCACTGAGCTAAGTCTCTGTTTTCCATCTCTTCCCCTTTTGGGGAGCCCCTCAAGGGGCTCCCCAAAACTTGCCAATTTTAGTCCTGAACGCCGATTAAAGCGGCCGCCTTGATTGAGCTGAACAGAGCCAGCGAGCAGTACCACTTAATCCGGGTCCGTGATGCGTCCTTGGTCTCAAGCGAGCCTATCGGCTCAACGGTGACGTGACCGGGGCCGGTCAAGCCGCAGAGCGCCCCCTCGCCCATCTGGAAGGCATAGATAGTTGAGCAGTCGCCTCCGGTGGTCTCCGTCTCCATACTATCGGTAAGGACATGGGTATCCAGTATCCAGTCATTGACGCCGATGGGTATGCCGTCCCACAGCTGGACAAAGTTGCCCCAGTTATCCCTATCGGTCTCAATCATGCCACCGGCAGCCCTGACCAGGGCGTTAAGCTTGCGCCTTGAGCGCCGGCTCATAAGCAGCAGGGCGGGCTTACCGCCCTTTACGGCGTCAATAAGCTCATCCAGCTTGGCCAGGGTAAGGGTAGCCCCCGTTGGCCCCATGGCAATTAGCCGGTCGCTGGGGGTGGTGGTATCAATGAGCTTCCTCAGGCCATCAAACTGCTTGGCACTGGCAGCTGAATCGCCGTAGATGAAGGTCTCCTCAAACTTGTCCCTGAGCGCCTTAGCCTTGAGCTCAACCACGGCCGCCTCCAGGTCCTGGATATTACTCCTGGTCGCCTTGAGGAAGTTATCGACGTCGGCATCACCACCCATAATCTTCAGGCTTGCCGTTTTCTGCTCAAAGGTGGGGGTGGACTCGGCCCAGGTATCACCGACATCATAGAAATCTATGGTGGGCAGGGTCTTTTCCTGGTTATAGGTAAGGACATTGCCCACAATCTCAATAAATGATAGCTGCTGAAGGACGGGGGAGTCCTTGACTATGGTCTCCACCACCCCCTGCAGAAGCATATCGTTTGACAGCTTGGCTGCCTCATTTAACGTTAATGCCATTTTTTATCTCCTTTCTCCTATTGCATATTGAATCTTCTCCTTTGGGGATAGCGCTGAGAAGTCCAGTGGCGTCCTCAGTGGTGCCCCCGCCGGAATTTTTGCGGCGGCGATTTCAACCTCCAGCTCCTGCCTTACCCTATCAACAAGGACCCGGGCACTGGCTAGAGAGTCGTCAATCTCCTCAATGGTATCGCCGCTTATCAGCTCCTCGGGTACGGCGGGGTTTGCTTTGACTACCAGAGCCCGATAAGCCTCCACCGCCTGAGACAGCCCGCCCTCAAGCTCAGCCAGGGACTGCGTGAGGGCAGCAATCTGGTTGTCTCTATCAGCTACTGCCTGCTCAAGCTCGGAGATGCGGGAGTCCTTGAGGGCAAGCTCCCTCTCCTTGCTGGCGATAAGTTGCTCAAGTTCCGCAATTCTGGCGGCGCTACCTTCCAGCTCCTCCCCGGCGGCATTCTGGTCTTCGTTATTCTTATTCGGCAATTTTCACCCTCCTTACGATGAAGATTCACTAGTGTCTCCAGCCTCGGCGGCTAAAGCTCTCTCTCCCTCTCCACCTCGGTTAGACCTAGCGTTGAGTTGTCTATTCATCTTCAAGATAGTCTCCCTCTCCTCAAGCCATCGTTTAAACTCGTTCTCCGGGTCTCCAATCCCCACCTCCTCCATAGCCCCACGCCGGGAGTGGATACCACTCTGGACCAGTGTTTGCTCGTTAGAGACCAGGCGGGTCAAATCCTGGGGTAGTATCGGACTCCAGGTTACCCGCAGCCGGTTTTCGCCAAAGCTCTCCCCGTGGTATTTCTCCAGGAGGTTAAGAATCATGCGGTTTCTGCGGTTATAGACGGCAGTCCTGATAATCCGCTTCCGCCTCACCTTCTGAAGCAGGGGGTTAAGCTCAAGCTCAAGGGCTACCCCGGATAGGTCCCTTTCGGTACCGCCAAAGGCAGCCCGGGGAGACTCGGCGATATCATGCATCGTTCTATAGAGCAGATTTATATAATCTATGTGCAGCCTCACCCCACCACCCTGCAGCAGGTCAAGGAGATAGGCTTTAGCATCCTCGGGGATAGTCCAAACCGCCCCCGGTTTGACGGCAATATCCTCAGCCTCCTCAACATTCTCCAGGACGGCGATAGGATTGCCCGATAGCTCCAGTATCCGTGACAGCTGCGACATCGCCCGGTTAAGCTCCCGCTGCGACTCCATAATCTGCGACAGGTCAGATATACCCCAGAACCTCTTTGGCTCCCTGAGGTTAGGGTAGATAATAAAGGGGATAAAACCATAGGGGTTGGGCTTCTTCTCAACCAGGGTATCATCCAGATAGAGCTCAAATTCAGCGTCGGTCCACAGCTCAACAACAGTCGCTGCCTTACCCCTGGGCTTTACCTGATAGAGGAACTCGCTCTCTTCAGCGCTCAGGCTGTACCTAGAGGCTACCCGCCATATCCTTGAGGTATCATCCCCCAACCACCAGGCATAGATGCCCTGGACATCGGGGGCGGTAACCCTCACCTTCTTTGTCTCCCCGTCCCAGATAAGCTTGTAGCTGGCATCGCCGAGGATGGCGCAATCAATCTCGGTGTCAAGGTCAAGCTGCTCCAGGTTATTATCCTCGTAGACCTGGCGCAGGGCGGCTTCGGCGCTATGGGCTTTTGTTCTGGCTTTGTCTGAGTCCTCAACCGCATCCACGGCAAAGTTAATGCCGGACATCAGGTATGAAGTAACCTTGTCAATAAAGACCTTGGCATAGTTGAAGGTGAGTCTTTTCTCCCCCCACCTCTCTCTCCCCTCCCACTGCCGACCGTAGTAGAAATCAAGCAGCTCCCGATATCCCCGGAGGCGGTCGATATCAAGACGGTTTAACTGTGCCGCAATAGAAGTTTTATTCATCTTTAGCCCTCTTTAATATCCGCTGGATGGTGCGCCGACTAACGCCGAACATAAACGCCAGCTCCTTTACCTCTTTGCCCTGAGTAGTGAACAGCCTTAATACCTCCCTGTCTCTCAAATCCTTTAGCCATTGCTGTCTACCCCCGGGCCGAACATAGATACACTCGGGAAAGGGACAGTTAAGACATGAATCGGCAAATTCGCAACCATCATCTTTATAGTGGCAATACTCCGGGGGTAAATCCTGTCCACTCTCATCCCAACACATGGCTTACGTCCCTAATAATCTCAGCGGTGCGATGCTCATAATAGCACATATGTTCTAATACAGTCAACAGTGCTTTGTCACATTTTCGGGGGATTGACAGAGGGTGGACGGAAGGCTATTATTAGATAAATATAAACTTCAGCTATATTACCGTAGGTAATATCCGGTGGTATTGGAGGTAAGCGGTGAGATTATTTAAGAGATTTTTTGCCGTTTTAGCGACAGCCGTCATCCTTTCGGTTATAACAGTAACCATTCTCTCAACGCCAGCCCTTGCTGCCCCCACCATCACCCTCTCCCCCACCTCGGGGACAGCCGGTACCCAGATTACCGTTACCGGGGAAAATTTTTCATCCTATGCTGGCGACAAGGTACACATATACTTTGGCAGCCTTGAGGTTGATGGCAGCCCGATAACCGTTAAGGGAAACGGCCAGTTCACCCATTCCTTCCAGGTCCCTGATAGTGCTATGCCGGGAAGAGCCTATGTAACGGTTAAGGACGCAAACGGCAACCAGTTAGGTGGCAGTACGGAGTTCGTTGTTCCCCAGCCGAGCATTACCCTTGACCAGGGGGGAGGAGTTGTCGGCACCACGGTAACCATCAGCGGCACCGGCTTTCGCGCCAGCCAGGAGGTAACCTTCACCTACTCCAACCATACCGATATAGAGCTGGGCTCGACGCCAGCTACCCC